TAATATATTTTTTATAAACTCTTGTTCTTCCTTAGGTGCTCTTTTGTAATCTTCTACATCCTTAGTCATCTCTACTTCTTCTACAATCCAGTGGAGGTTCTCAGATTCTTTTCTGAAATCTTCAGCCGCTTGGTATTGTAGTGGTTTATATGTTGTACTTTCTTTATTTATCATCTATTTCCTTCTTTTAACACTTCTTTTAATTCTTCTAAATCTTCTATCACATCTTTTAGTACTTCCGCCTCGTCTACTGCTTTTCCCCAAGTTTCATACCAGACATCATACATTTTCATTTGTTCTTTATACTTCTCTATTAGTAATACTAGTGCTGTTATTGAATCACTATTCATAATTACCCCTCACAAGCAATACAAGTATCCAATGAACCTTGTACTCCATCTTGTAAAGCATTTCTTTGTATCTTCAAGGATACATTCTCAGTCTTCTTAGCACTCTCAGTTCTTAAATAATAAAGACCTTTAAGTGGAGAGCCTAAGCCATTCTCTCTAAAGGCTCTTCTATGGCACTCATTAACATAAGCTTTATCTGCACCATTATGGAAGAACAGATTTACAGATTGTCCTTGGCAAATATACTCTTGTCTACTTCTAGCCATATCAATAACCCATCTTTGGTCTAATTCCATTGCTGTTTTAAATACAGCTTTAGCATCATCACTCATAATATCTTTTGATAGATGTTGTACACTCCCATTATTGTTAAGAATACTATCCCAGATAGCATCCAAGTTATCACCTGTATAACTACAAAAGAAATACTCAACAAGGGCTGGGTTCTTAACTAAGTATGAACCTACTCTAGTTTTATGTGTATAACAATTACTCATCCTTGGTTCAATACTAGGACTAACACCTAATATAATACTAGAGTTAGCATTAGGAGCAATAGCCATAAGATGTGTGTTTCGTACACCATAACCAATAGCATCAGGTGCCTCACCTCTAATAATAGCTAGTTTCTGAGTAGCTTGTAAGGCTTTATCTTTAATATTCTTAAATATGCCTCTATTCATACTAATAGCAAGTGAAGAGTCGAACGGAACATCTTTCCATTGTAAATAATCGTGAAACCCCATAGCCCCTAAACCTAAACTTCTTTCTCTCTCAGCTGAGTATACAGCCTTTAGTAAATGGTCATCAGCATTATTTATAAAGAATTGTAGTACATTATCTAACATCTCTATTAAATCTCCAATAAAGAGGTCATCATTCTTCCATTCATCGTATGTAGCTAGATTTACAGAGGATAAACAACAAACAGCTGTTCTATCAACATCAGTAGGCAAGTGTATTTCATTACATAAATTACTACCTTTTATTTGATGTCCTCTAGCTTTTAAAGCTGGGTGTAATTTAGCATTAGCTTCATCAATATAGTTGATATATGGCTCACCAGTTCTAAATCTAGTAGTTAGTATTTCTTCCCATAATTCTCTAGCTCTAACTGTTTCTACAACAGCACAACTACTAGGGTCAACTAAACACCAACTACTATCATCATTAACAGCTTTAATAAACTCATCAGTAATATTAACACCGTGGTGTAAGTTTAGGTTCTTTCTATTTAAATCACCTGTTGGTACTCTCATCTTAATAAATTCTGCTATCTCAGGGTGGTCAATATTTAAGTAAGCTCCATAACTACCTCTTCTTGTTTTACCTTGTCTATAAGCTACCATATCAGCATCAACTGTATGTAGGAAACCATTAACACCTGGTGTTACATCTGAGGTACTTCTAACATCTGACCAAGAAGCTCCTACACCACCGCCTTTAACACTTAACCATCTAGTTTCAACTGTATGGTCACAAAGACCTTCGATGCTNTCTGGAACATAGGTTACAAAACAACTAATAGGTAATCCCTTAGCTTTTTCACCTGGTAATATAGCATTACTCAAGATAGGAGAACTAAACATAAACCAACTATTATTTATATAATANTGAAGTCTATCACTATGGGCTCTATTAGATGCAAAACAATCNCAAGCTCTTTTAAATGCTTGTTGAGGTGTTTCGTTCTCTCTGCAATAATGTTTACTTAATAAATCAAGGGCAAACTCAGTCACTAACCACCTCCGTGTTATCTAACCACTTTTGTAATTGTGCAGTATCAGTTATTCTAAAACCAATACAATTTAATAATCGTATATAACTATCTAAGGCAACATGCCAAGTATTACTATCACCCATTTCAAAACTAAATGTTCTGTCATAGCCCTCTATTGTTACTTTTAAAATCTCTTCTTCCATAGTTATTTCTCCCATACTTGCATAAATTGAATATCCTCTATTAATTCCCTATATTGAATACCAGTACAATATATATGTACATATTCACCCACATATGTTATCTTCAATACACCTACATAAACCTCATCTCTACCTTCAAAATTAATCACTCTAATTGTCATCATCTTCTTTATACTCCTTTATTAAATATGTATATTGTTCTGGTAATAAATATAGAGCCAATGCTGTTCCGTATGAACGAATACAATACTCAGCACTTTCCACATCATTTACCATTAAAAAATCATCTCTCATCTCATCATATCTAAAATCCAAATCTTCTTCTTCGTAGTTTATTTCTTCTTCTTCTTCTTCATACTCTCTCATTGTCTACTTCTCCAATTTATCTATAGTGTTATCTGTGATGAACTCACTTAAGCTATTAAACCCAGTACCCAGTGTTAAAAATAAGACACTCAACAACCATAATATAAACACCATTGGTGCTATAATAGTTGCAGCTATAATTATTAGTATTCTTTTCATCTATATCTTTCCTTATTCAAATTCTCAATGAGAAACTCTATATATTGTTTAGCCTTTTGTAAGTCCTCTACACCATTCTTATCCTTATATCTAGTAATATATTTAATTACATTACCCTCACAGAAATCTAATTCATTAGCTATTATATAATCAATAGGTTGTATCTTCTTACTTGCATAGTGTTTACCAGCCACCTGATAACTTTTAGCCTTTAATTGTTCTTCGTGTTCTATTTCTAATAATATTGATTCTGGACTACTCATTTACAATCTCCTCTTTTTTTTGTATCTCTTTTAATAATTGTTGTAGACTAACTAGTTGTAGCTTACTTGCTTTATTATCACCACCCATAACAAATCTTTGTGGTAAGTTGCTACATATCTCTTTTAGTTTTGGTGTATTAAACATTAAAGTACAAACAAGCTCATTACTTTTGACTAGGTTATGTGCCCAGATATCACTAGTAGTTGCATTTATACCACTAGGCTTACCATAGGAACTATGTTCAATACATATATTACCTGTGTTAACCCACAAATCTCGTTCAGTCTTTACTTCACAAGTCTTAGCACCACTAAATAACTCATCTATATGCTGCTCCCAATGTTGCCCAAACTCTAAATCTATATCAAATTTCTTGAATGCACCCTTATCTTTTGTTGTTGCCATATAATATTATTTCTCCTGTTTCAAATGAATATTCGTCATGTCTTAACATACGAACTAACCTAGCATTCCTTATAGCATCCTCTTCTGTACCCCCAGCTTTTTCATAGGCAGCTACGATAGTCTCCCAGTATTTATCAGGGGTTACACTTGTTAGTAATTTTAGAGCCTTTACTCTACCAATACCAGGGCATCCTTTAATGTTATCAACACTATCTCCCTCTAAGACCTGCTGGTAAAAAAAGAAATCAGCATCCTCTTCTGTCACAGTATACTTTTCTTGAGTGTTATAATTATAGTGTTTTCCCTTAGCTTGATTTAAGTCTTTGTCAATATGACAGATAATATACTTATCAGAATCACCTGTTGCTTTTGCAACTACATAATCATCTGCTTCAATATTTATACACCTGTAAGCACCTAACTCAGAAATCATAAAATCTCTTAAAGGTTCCATAAGCAGTAAAGGAAAGTCAGGGGCTTTTCTGTTTGCCTTATAAGTCTCATCTACATCATACCTAAAAGTCCTTGAAGGTGATAGTATTAATTCATAAGAAGTACATTTGTTCTTTTGCTTAATACCCTCTATGAAGAACACCATGTCTTTTTTTGCTGTTGCTAAGTCTGTCTCAATTGTTATATTTTCTGTGTCCCAAGAGAACACCTCTTGATAAATACTAGCATACTTATATAATATACTATCAGCATCTATTAAACAAATCATACCTTCTCCTTTAAACTAAACTTGATGAACTCACTTCCTTTTGGTACATTATCTTTCTCTACTATAAGCTTATAAATCATTTTATCATTAAAATTATATTTCAATTGTAAACAATCTATAAAAGGCTTCAGTATATTATCTACATCAGCCAAAGGGGAACTAACCCCTACTTTTATATTTAATTTTAATTTACCTTTTGGTACAATAAAATCATTAGGTAATATAGACAATACAGTTTTCTCATACTGTTTATATTCATAAGATTTTACCTTCTTACCTAAGTACATATTATTAGCGGATAATGGCTTTACTCTTAGTATATACATCTTGTTAATAACTCATGTATAAGGTGCTTAGGGTCTACCCAATCATCGCCCTTCAAAACCTTACTCTTTGTGTTTACTAATGGCTTCATATTATTAGCTTCAAGGACAAAACCTCTTGCCTCATTTATTATACTACTTGGATTTCTAATGAAACCAGTTTGTAAAGTGGCTATTGTAGTATTATAAACATACTCTAATATTCTATCCTTTCTAGCATCAAAATCACCTTTAGCTTTACTCCCTAGAAGTACAAACTCCATATCACAAAAAGCATCTATTATATCAACCAAGTGAGTTAGTGCTTTTTGTCCAAATATACCAAGCTCAATAAGCTCAGCCATAGCACTCTGCCACTCTAAGTACTCCTCCTCAAACATCTCTGTCTCAAGATGAGAAGAAGATAGTCTGCATGTATTTCTCAAGTAATTCCATTTATAAATACCATATTCATTCATTTGTTTTATATCCTTTTCTTTTAATGGGTTTCAGCCCAGTTATTTCCTATATTAGCACTACCTCGTAATGGTATTCTAAATTTTAATTGTGCTGTAATATCCTCAAATGTTTTCTCAGCTATTTTAGCCACATCTTCTGCTATATCTTCATCACACTCTATCTGTACCTCATCGTGGATATTACCAACAAATTCGTATTGTACTTCCTTATTTTTTGAGTTAGTATATACTTTTTCTAAGTTTTTATCTAATTGAATTAAATAATACTTCATAACTAAGGCACCAGCCCCCTGTAGTAGTGTATTTAAAGCTGAGTGAGGTGACCTTATGTAGTATTTTGCCCCATCTAGAGCTAAAAGGTAGCCCTGTGCCTCAGCTTTTGCTTTTACCTGTTTAATTAATTCTTTAATGGCAGGTACTTGTTTAAAAAACTTCCTTTTTAGAGCCTTACCTTTCTTAGCATCACCACCTACAATACTCCCAATCTTTTCATCACCAGCCCCATAAAGAAAGGCATCAGTTATGTTCAATAGGGGTCGTTAATCCCTACCAGTTCTCTTATGAACTTCTATATGTTTCCATATAGCTCAGACTATATCATCATCCTATTGCTAGGAGCGAACCGCTTCCACTCACTTGAGTGTACTCCACTACTGGATAGTCGTTGCACCTTCCATATATGTAATAATACTTTTAAGTTCTTCAATGGTTGCATCATATTTTATCCTATTCATTCTACCGCTTATCCAACAGACATTACCAATAATATAGCCTTTATTTGGGTTTATTCTATCTAAGTGAGCTGCTGTACTATGATGACTTCCTCTACCCTTATTATGGGATAGTGTAGCACCACTTATAGGGCAAATATCTGTCCATATTTCTTTTAAGTATTCTTTAGTAAGATTAAACAAAATCTTTTTAGTTTTACATTCTGACTTCTTT